ATTCCAGGAGCGGCACCACCATTAGCAAGAACATTACTATTAAATAAATCTGCTTCTATAAACTCAACATTATTAATTGACTCTCTATCTTCATCAGAGATTGCAATAAGAAGTTCAAGACGTGTGCGCTCTTCGGCTGTACCTTTCTTAGTGGTAAGAACCGTGTACCATCCAGCACCAGAGGCGCCCTTAGTAGAGTTTGCAATAGCTTCTTCTTTAGACAAGTATACAAGTTTCTTGCCAGATGCATCATGAGCAAGTGTGCCGTTGGCTTTTAGCTTAACTGATTTTGGTCGAGCTGTTGTTTTATCTTCTTTACCCCAGAGTGCCATAAGTTAATTCTCCAATTAAAAGTGTGTTATATTTATTTGAATCCCAGACGCTTTAATTTACTAATCACGTCTATAGTAGTTGTGCGTTGAATTGCCAGCCCACCATGAGCTTTGTACTCTTGACAATTCTTGATGAAATCGTCAATAAGTATTGTGGGCTTACCATCAACAACAGCAAAATCTTTTTTCTGCGAACGCTTTACAAGATGAATGTTACCAAGGTTTTTATAACCTAAGAACTTTGCTAACCAACGTTTCTTGCCATTCTTACACGTAGTAGCGAGTGTGCCGCAGGCACTGAGAATGTGTGGCTTGTATTTCTTCACAAAGTTCCAGAGGGCTTTACCGTCAGGTAAAAATTCAAGATTCTCCCAGAAGTTTGGTGTAGTGTTGAGAATTTGCCACTTGATCTTTTCAGACTCTTCTTCAGTGTGATTCTCTGCCCAGTACGGATCATTCCATGATGGCTTGCCGGCGCGCTCAAGAGCTTCGTCGGCACCTTTCATCCAGTCTACAATCGTTTCGTCCATATCAAGATAGATTTCAGGAAGTGCAGTTGTTACCACAACATCACTGTCCACCTCAGCATCTTCTTTCAAATATGTGCAAAACGATTTCATACCACTATCTTACTGAGTGTGCGTTATATTCAGGGTTGTAATATTTTGTTGGGACGCGGCGAGCAATGTCAGATAACAATGATTGAAGTTTTAACAGGCTTGTGCGCTCGTCACCTTGTACAAAAATTGCGCTGTATACGGGCTCTCGCACACCACTATTATCATGCACAGCCCAGGCAAGTTTGCCGGGAGCTTTTGGACTTGGCTCAAGGGTAACAGTAAGTTTTGCACTATCTTGTTCCACTTCTAATGAGTAGCTAACGTTATTTTTGATAACGCCAACTTTTGCGTTTTGAACACTTCTTCTGATAAGAGAGATTGTTTTCTTATCAAGATCAGTGACAACAGCTGCTTCAGTAATATCTTCAGTTGTTTCGTCTGCTACTCTTTGATGGGGAGAGTCACTTGCGTCAGCAAGTGCCCTTTCACACACATCACAGAACCAAGGAAGACCTTCAACAATATCACGAAGTGCATCAACAGTTGGGGCACCGGGAAGAGTTACTGGCGGAACAATCTGTGGCAACGTGTTTGTGTTGAATTGTGCAAAGAGTCTGTATTCTGTTGTTCCATCGACTGGAGAAGAATCTCTGAGAACATCAGCATGAACAGGAAGTTGCTTTGAAACATCTGTTACGCCAAGGGCACCATTTGTTGCAAGCTCATCGGGGTCTGCACCCTCTTTGACGCAAGAGCCCTTTTCATATGCCTTTACACCAGGCGTAGGTTTGTAGCCGTCCCAGCAACGCTCTTCAAGATCGTCTTTCTCTTCTGAGTCGGTGGCTTCAACGCTCGAATCTTCTTCGTCTTCATCTTCACCAAGTTCTTTCTTTTTCTCAGCATCTTCATCTCCACCTTTGTGATATGTTTCATCTCCAGGCATATCATCTTCATCCATAGAACCACAAGAACAATCAGATTCAGTCAACTGATTCTGAACGTAAGCATGAAATGCTTTTTTATCCTGTTCAGCTAGTTCTGATACAGACGATACCTTAAACTTTTTGAGTGCTTCAACAAACACAGCTCGCTCTAATTTAGCTCTGTGCTCTGAACTTTTTGTAACAACTTCGCTCACTGCGCTAATAAGTGATTTGGATACGTCTTTTATAGATGCCATGATTCCCCTACATGGAATGATTTGTAAAACTTATCAACTTTCTTGTTGATACAACTTCAAAGAAAGTTTTCTCTGTGACTGTATTTAGCTTATCCAGATTGAACACCGTATCACACCATATGGGTCTGTAGTGTAACGTTCTCTCTTTTGGAATAATAAAAATTTGTCCGGATGTACGCATTGCACCCTTTCTTGGATCTACACGCAGTGGGTTCATTTGTGGATTACGATCATTTATAAGTGACAACACATCGATGAACTGGTCAAACGTTGAAGCCCGTTTTAGACCTTCGTTTACTTTTTCATATCGAACATCAGAACTTTTGCGCTTTGTTGCTTCTTGTGGCACATCGGCGCTATAGCCAGTCCAGGGTAAAAAGATACCATGATTTGTTCTAACAGCAATATGAGTTGTTGGAACTTCGACAACCTCATACACATACTCGTTTGTGTTTAGAAAACCTGCTTCAATTAGAAAGCATCTGTTTTTGTCTGCAACAATAGTATTACCTGGTATTTGAAACTCGATAACTTTGCGAATTGCTTCAAATGCAGTCTTTTCAAAGAGTGCTTTGCGAATTCTCAAACCGTCAGGTGAGTAGTACACACGAGGTGTCTTTGTGAGGCGTGAATTGTACTTTGTTGCAATTGCCCCCTCAATTTCATCTGTTGTTGTTGAGATGCTGGCAGAAACAATTGCAACACCATGTTCGTTGACGCCCTCAGTGTACTTTGTTTTCTGGTCCCATAGCAACAAACGCTCAACATTGTTGCGAAAAGATTTACGCACACGAATTGCAGGCTTGTATGCCCTGTCGCGATTCTTTGCGATTACCCACCCAATGTTGTCAAAGTATTTGCAAGCAACAATTGACATTACTTTTTCTTCACATAATCAGTTGTGTAGAAACCAGATCCTTTAAATTGAGGATCAGCTGTTGCCGAAATAATACGTTTAATTACAGCATCACAGACTGGGCATGTTTTTAATGCTTCATCCGTGATGCTTTGGCGAACTTCTATAATTCCACACTTCTTACATTCATATTCGTAGTATGGCATAACAACTCACAACAGAAATTACTGAGTAACACTCTGTTCAGTTTCAGTCTCAGTAGTAGTTGTGGCGTTTTCTTGAGCTTTCTTGATAAGCGAATTTGCAACAACAGCTACCGTATCGAGTGCTTGCGACCATTGATTGGCAAGGAATCCAGGCACACGATCAAACGTAGACAAGAACTCATGCACACTGCGAAGTGCTGCAATCTCTTGTTCGGCTGTAAGTGTTGGAAGCTCAGGCGCTGCTGTAACTTCTGCTTCTTGTGTTTCTTCTGTTGTTTGTGCTGTATCGCTACTCATATTATTCTCCATTAAACAAAAAACTCATTTCACTACTATGTATATTAGATCCCAGGTGTAGCTTTTCTATATGCCGCGACAGCCTCATCTGTTCCATCTTCAACATATTCATTTACTGCTTCAGCATCTGGATCATCGATTATTTCAGCATCAGATTCTTTAAGTCGCTCTGCATTCTTTTTGACTTCAGCTGCTTTACGCTCCGCTTCTTTCTTTCTAAAGTCTTGTTCACGAGCACGTTCAAGCTCTCTGGTTTGACGAACTTTGAGCGCATCTTTGTCACGCTTGTTTCTCTCGCGAACACGATCTTCAGCCGATGGAGATCCATCTGTCGCTTCTTGTATGAATGTTTTGAAGTCTTTCATAGTGCTACTATTTAGTCGTCAATATCTTTATAAGTTACTTTTGGATAATCATGTGCATATTGCAACAGGTCTTTCATCTTTACACTAACTATGTAACAAGATACTGTCGTGTCTTTATCCAAAGTTTGTAGTGCCAACAACTGATGGTGTCCATCTAATATGAAGTTGTCGTAAGAAACAATAAATGGCTTTGGCTCTTTTTTGCCATTAACAAATTTTTCATGTTTTTCTCGCACCTTGTTCATATTAATTTCTGATTGTGTTGGCTTTAAATTTCGCACACTCACACTACGTTTTGCAACGGTCACGCCGTGGGTATTGAGCAATTTAATAAAATCTGGTATATGCTCACGTTTAATTTGAGGCATGTTTTTGCGGGGAATGTTTAGTGTATTTTTTAAACGCTGGATGTCTTCTACCTTTTCTACAATATTCATGGCTTTACGCAAGGTATCAAACAACTCACGAGCATATTTGTCACTTAAATTTGACAAGGCGCCGCGTTTAAATGTGGCAAAATCATTTGATGCTGCTGCCTGGCGCATTTTTGTTGCGCTCATACCTTCGGCCCCTTCAGCATCAGGATCACGGGCGCCGGCGCTTACAACTTTGAACGAATTAAGATTTAAACTTTTAGCTGGATCTGGATGATTAACATAACTGCCAATGGATTTTTTAAAATCTGACACACGATCATCACCAGCAATCATAAGGACATCTGTGTATCCAAGATCTATGAGATGTCTAACAGCATCGAATGGTGTTTTAATTGATGCGTTTGCTTTAATATACTTTTCAGCTTTTGGCACACCAAGTCTCAAATATTTTGCTTTTTGTGTGCTTGTCAGTGGATTCTTTTTTGCATCTTGTGTGTGAGAAACAAAAATAAATGGCTCTGCATTTTCTTTGCGAGCAATTGCGATTACTTTATCAATGAGTTTTTCGTGACCAATGGTAGGAGGATTCATTCGTCCAAATGCGAACACTGCTGTTTTCTTTTTGACAACTTCAGCTAATGTTTTCATTTCATCCCCAATTTACGAAGAGTTTTGTATGCATCAGGTGCGTGAAGTTTTACATACGCTGCGGCTTCTGGATTGTTTAATTGCTTTGGTAATTTATCTAGCGTCGATTTAAGAAGCTCAAACCTCTTCTTTAACACTTCATCATAGTATTGATACAGTCTAGCTAAAACCTTTTTCTTGTTATCAAGCGTTAAGTGTTTTCCGAAGATGTGTTTTCCTCTAGGTATCTTTTCTCTAATTTCTTTTATGGCAAAATTTTTGTCCGAAATGTATTGAACAAACATATCGTAGTTTAATGCAAACTTATGAGCGAGAAACATCGCATCTTCATATTGGTCTTGATTCTTTGCCGAGTTAAACTTTTTTACAAAATTTGATTTGAGTGTTGTGGCAATACTGAGGTAGTATGTTTTATACCATTCATCAATATTCATGATCATTTCTTGTGTATGTGCGTTCAGCTCTTTTGGATGATTGAAATAATCTTGACCGTAGCCGGTTCTGTCATTGTATGATGGCTCTGATTTGTATGCAGACTTTTTGTATCGAAATGTGTCCATGTGATGAACAAACTCATGAACAAAAACGTCTCGCACCTCTTCTTTCTTTTTCTTTATGGTATTCAAAAGGTGTTCATAATTGCTTGGGTCTTCCCAACCAATAAATGCTGGAGAATATGCCCAACCATTATGATCATCATATGAGGTGTTGGTCATTTTGTATTTAGGATCTCGCTGTTTTCTCATGCTCATTATGGCAAGAGCAATTTCAATTCTACCATATTCATTACCATATGCTCCGCCATAATTGCGATTAACATCAGCAAATGTCAGGGTAACACCTTTGTATCGACTATCACCTAGAAACTCACCCAAATCAAAATACAAAGAAGGAGAACGAAAAGAGTACTCAATCTTCATGTGCTGTGTTGATTTTGCTTTGACTAGATTTTCTAGTTTGGCAATAATTCGATTGAATACGTGCAGGGCTTCGCTGCGATATTGTTTATCGACAACTGGACTAGCCTCTGTAATGTATTCGACAAAACTTTTCATTAGTTTGTGTGTGCAATCTTCACTGCTTTTACTGATGCTGTTGCCAACAATGTATGCGAAGGTGTCTTTTGAATATTCAAAACTTCGCCAGCTGCTACAGTCAGCGATGCTACTGTTGTGTCACCATCTTTGACGGTAACAGTAGTTGTACTGCCAGTATTAACAACACGAACAACAGATGCAAGCTCAACATCAGTTGCAGATGCGAGTGTGACTTCTTGTGATAAAGGTTTTACGATCATAACATTCTCCTACTTTTTATCATTATACATTTTCCAAGCCTTTGCATAGAGAATCTTTTCACCCTCTTCTGCACCATACTCTTTCTTAAATCTTTCTTTGTTATCTTTAATCCACTGTTCAACTTCTGCGTCAGGTGGTGCCGCTTCAGTTAAATTGATTTTAGACTCAACAATTTTAATTGCATTAGTTTTATCATCCCACACGTACACCGCATCGCTCATGCTAGAACGTTGACGTGCTGATACAGTTTTCTTGTCCATATCAACAACGTATTCCCATTTAGCTGATTGACCTTTGAACACATTTTTCTTTGTCGTTGTGAATGTAGAAACCTTGTCTGGAGCACCAGTAGTTCTCAAAAACTTAGAGAACAGTTTTGCTGCTTGAGATACATCAACGTTTTCTGCAATCTTAGAGACAGGTTTTGAAGACCACATTTTGCACGACCAGTAGTTTGCTTTCCACTTAGGTCCGGGATCATCACAATTGTGACGTGCTCTGTAATTTGCTCTACGCTCAGGGTCATCGCGCTTGATCTCCATATTGGGATCACCAAAGTTCACTTTGACTACATTACCATTGTCGTTCTTTACATACACAGAAAACTTTTTAGGTCCATCTGGAGTTCTGAAAGGCTTGTTCAAAGTAACTTTTTTACCTTGATACTCAGCTTCTTCGTAAATGTCTTGTGCTAATTCTGTCAAATATGATTTAAACTTTTTCATAGCTTTACCACCCTTTATCCAACGTAAAGTTTGTTCTACTGAACTCTAGTCTGTCAACAAGTTTTACAGCGTTACCTTTCATATGATCTACGGCAACAAAACCTTCAGGTGATGTCACTTTGAAACCGTCAGGTGTTTCTAAGAACGTGCCGATTGAGTTTACTTTTCTTAACTTACTCAACAACACACCTTTGACATCTGCAATAAGAGCTGCAATCAAGAACATAAGAATAAACTGTTCACGATTTGTTTTGATGAATGATAGATGCTGTTTAAGACGATCTTTGCGACCTTGTTTACCACGCTCTGTTTTAAGTTTATCAATTTCTTTCTGATACTTGTTTGTGATAAATTCAACAAGACCCTTAGCATATTTTTGAGTGCCTGTAATGTTTTCACCAACTTTAACTTTAGCGTTCACATACGTCTTGATGAATGAAACAATCTCATCATCTGTTACAATATTATTGATGATTGCAGAGTCCATACGATTAAACTGCCGACCAATTTCACTCAAACGTGTAGAGACATATGCGGTTTCATCTTTTGTAAGAGTTGCTGTTCCAGATTCATCTCTAAAATCGGCATCAGTTACCCACACATTTGATGTTTTCTTGAGTGATGATATGTTTGCACCAAACGATGCTTTCATATCTTGAACAGTCTTACCAGTGTACGTTGTGTGAAACACGATGCCAATGTTAGCTGCACGGATTGTATCAGCAAGATCAGAATCTGCTGGCACAGCATATGTAATTGTGTTAGCTCTAAATGAAAGAAGTGATTCACCGTTGTGCTCTATGTTCTGTAGTTCACCTTTTGTGAATAGTAAGTCGCCCTGAAGAATACCTTTGATACCCAACGTTGAAAGATTGTCGAGAGCGATGCGAAGTTTATCGATGAGAGTTGTTTGACCAGAATGGTTCTTCTCAATATCGTCGTGTGTGTAGTTTAGTTTTGGGGTTTTATTGAATGCACTTTTTGTTGCAACGAAGAACTTTCCGTTTTCTGGATTGATGCCACAAACAATTGCGGGAGCTCCATCCCATTTTACTGTAACGTTTACTGAAGATGTTGAACTGCCTGAGAGCATGTCTCGCAAGCCTCTCAAGAAATTGATAGCTCGTCGAGTCCCGTTTACACCACCGTTGAACACCTCATCTTCCAAATGTTCAAGATGGGAATTCTTATCAGCAGATTCAGTTATGTATTGTCTAAATTTTTTCATTGGTCGTATCAGTCTCACACAACCAATTATTTATGTCTACTTATTGTTCGCAATTATACTCAAAATGACTGCAATGCAGATTGCAATAATAGACAAAAACAATCGTTCTTTGGATTCAATTCGTGACATACAACACTACCACTTAAAGTCGTCAGTATCTTTTCTCTCAGCCATCATGGATGAACCAAATTTGGATTTATCAAATGCTGAAGTATCTTTCTTATCTTTCATGTCAGTGTCTACAAGCTCATCTTGTGCAGATTGATCAAGATCAAACAAACGCATCTTTGATCTGTCGATACCCAACACGAAACGCTTCAATGTAGAAATATCGTTGTATCGATTCTTGAGTTGCTTCACGAGAATCTGTCCCATCTGCTCAAGTTCTTCTGTCGTTGAGAGAGCAATCATAAAGTCAGCAGTTGCTGGAA